CCACCAGACGACTGCCTTCTGTCTGGCGTAGCCTTCGTGCTCCAGGCAAACGTATTCGCTGATCTTGCGAATGCCGCAGTAGTAATCAACCCTAAGCGTGGGCACACCAGCTTTGCCAAGGTGCCTGGCATAGAGCACTTGGTCCACGCGCATGCGCACCGGCGGGACTTGGCTCGCGAGCATTGCGCCTTCGTGTTCTCTGACCTCAGCTTCGCGCTCAATGACTGGAAATTTATGTCCACACTCTGAGCAGGTAAGGCACATAATTGAGATGTAGCTTGAGCAAGTCGGGCACGCCTTAACTGGTGCAATTCCGGGAGGGCCTTTTTTACCCTTTCGCGGGGGCGTGACTTGATCGATAAAACCGTGGCGACGCACGTTGCCACCGAAATCAAGCACCAAGCAATCTTTCTTTGTCTCATGCAAGCGCAGGCCACGGCCCACCATCTGCACATACAAGCCTGGTGACAGGGTAGGGCGCAACAAAACAACGGCGTCAATGGATGGGTGATCAAAGCCGGTGGTAAGGACCTGGCAGTTCACCAAGGCGCGCAGCTCACCAGCTTTAAAACTATTAATTTTTTTGTCTCGCTCAGTATTGGACATGTCGCCTGAGACATAGGCTGCAGGAATTTTTCTGCGAGTCAGCGCAGCAGTGATTTGGCTTGCGTGCTCAACGGTCACACAAAAGATTAACCAGGAGTGGCGCTTAGCGCAGCGCTCGACAATCAGGTTAGCGTGGTGCTCTACCAGCTTCAAAGCTGACATGCGCTCAGAGAGCTGGCCCAAGTTGTACTCACCCGCGGTGACTTTGACGCCTTCGAGGTCTGGCTCATCAGCGTGTTTAGATGTCAGGCTAGACAGATAGCCCTGCTCAATTAAGTCAGCGACGTTGGCCTCATAGCTGATGCCATCAAACATCGCGCCCTCACCCTCATGCAGCACACCACTGTCAAGCCGGTAAGGGGTTGCTGTCAGGCCAATCAGTTTGGTGTCTGGGTTGATGGCGAGCGAAGCATCCAAGAGTTTTCGATACATACCGTCGCTCTTGTGTGGGATCAGGTGCGCCTCATCAATGATGATCAGATCAAAGCGGCCATGGAACTCGGCGCGTTTGTAGATCGATTGGATGGAGGCGACAGTAATGTTTTTGAGCTGGCGCTTACCCAAGCCAGCGGAGTAGATACCAATGGACGCATGTGGCCACACTGTTTTGATAGCTTTGGCGTCTTGCTCGACCAGCTCCTTCACATGCGTCACGACCAGGATGCGTGTGTCGGGGTGCTCGGTGCAGGCTCTGCGGATAAAGTCAGCGAGGATCACCGACTTGCCCGAGCCGGTAGGAGTGACGATCAATGGCGCGCCTTTGCCTGCACCAAACCAATCGTAGATTGATTTGATGGCCTCGTTTTGGTATCCGCGCAGTTTCATAGAGCCTTGGTTTTCTCGACCATTGCAGCAGCAATTGACATATAAGACAAGCCTTCTACAAAACTAGTTCTATCGGCTGAGGTTTGGGCATAAGCCATTTTTAACAGCGTGACCATGATCGGGATGTCAATGCTGCACAGCTCAATATCTTTATCAATCTCTTTGGTCAAGTAAATTGACCAGTACTGCGCTATCAGCTCAAACACTTCATCTGGTTTGCTGTCTCCAAGTGTCTCGGCTTGTTGGAGGAATTCGATTCTTTTCATAATTTTTCCTTTTAGTTATTGAACGGGTTGCAAAACTTTTGAATCCACAATGCGCGAGTGCGGGAATCGTTGCTTGACTTCCACCAAGGTTGGGTCATTGATCATGGGTCGCACGCTCACCGGCAGCTCAGCGCTGGTGAGTAAGACCTTCACGTCAGCGGGTATGGTTGGATCGAAGGGGTCGGTGTCTTCGCACACATTGGCAAACACCAGGCCGCTCTCACGGTCTTGGTACTTCACCCAGTCGTTGCCGGAATCAATGGGCTCTGCCCACTTGATGAGCGGTGGAATAAATAAATGTGAGCGACAACCTAAGCGCTGCTCCTCAAAGGGCAGCAGTCTTTTTTGTTGTGCGCAAGACCAGTGCGCATCTTCCACCGGAGTCGAGTGCAGGCAGGTGCGGCAATTCTTTTGCGGGACCTGGTCGGTGTGACACACGCTGTGGTGGTCGCACATCTTGCATTGATACCAAGCCGGGTCGGTGCTCACGCCTTGGGGTGGCTCATCGGCGTCGATGACCAATTGCGCTTTAGCTTGAAGCTTTTCAAACTCAGCGGGCTCAAAGCTCACCCACTCGCTGTAGAGCTCATCGGTGTTTTTGTTGACGCTTAAGTACAGCGCACGCTCCAACTCTGCAAAACCCATGTAGAGCTGGAGCTGGGCGTAGTGCTCGGGCTTGGCGTCTTTGACTTTTTTCTTTAATAGGTCGGTGAAGCTTTTGTCACCGTGTGTTTTAAATTCGATGATGGCCCAAGTCTTTGGCGCTTCTGGCAGGCCGCGACCGATGGCATCACATGAGCCAGCGAGGTGTCCTTTGTAGCCAATGAAGCGGTGCTGGCGCTTGGTCTCGGGATCGACCTCGTGGACCTCGACACCAATGCTTCGCAACTCCTCAAGAAAGCGTGCCTCTTCGCGAAAGCCAGTACCAAACAAACGCTTGATGCGACCTGGGAACTTCTTGGCTGAGGCCCAGCGAAAGCTGTACCAAAGGGCGCGCTTGCATTCTTTGCCAAGCTCCGAGCACCCCAGGTGGGGCCGGGGTGCATCGGTCTGCTTTTCGTACCACTGCACGATTTGCTCTGCGGTAGAGTTGATAGGAGCAGGTAGTTTTGCCATATCGATTAGCCCCTATTAATTAGGCATAAAAATTTTGCCGTTGCCACCCGTCATCACGATGGGAGAGCTCTCTTCGAGCGCTCCCTGGATGGCGTTTAAGGCAACTGCACCCATGCGCTGGGCTTGGGTGAACTCGGCTTGGCCAGGAGCCACAAAGGGCTCGCTATTCATACGCACGTCGACTGAGCCTTCTGGGGTGTCTTGAACGGTGATGATGATGATTGCCATGGGGTGGGTGCGCTTTCACAATTTAAATTTAGGAGCGCAAGAGACATCGACCACAACATCGGAGTTGAAGCCATTGATCTTGCGTTTGGAGTAGACGACGACGGGGCGTGTGCCTGCAGACTCACACTCGTTGATTGCGGTGATGACTTCGTTGCGGCTCATGGGCTGCACTTCTTTCTCAACAATCAACTTGCTCTCTGGGTTAGTAGAGACGGGTTGGGTGCTTTGGCCAAGGCCAGCGTTCCAAGAACTACCGGCAGTGCAGCCGGCGATGAGTGCAACAAGTGTGCAGAGTGCAATAAGATTTTTCATAAATGATCTCCTGTTTGTTTAGATGCAAGGAGGCAACAAAATCGTCACCACCTCGGGGCTGATCAGGCCGCGGGTTGCTTTTTTTGTTTCCAGACCGGAGTGCTGGAAGGTTGTTGTGCTGCAGGAGCTTCCTCAGCAATCGCGCTTTCGCGTGTTTGCACGGGAGCAAAGGCAGGTGTGGTTTGGCCCTTAGCGGGGTGGTAAGCCTTAACGCGGTTTTGTGCGTCATAGCCGTCTTTGCCATCTTCGATAGTGATATCGAGAATGACGGGGCGGTCGTGCAACTGCTCCGAGTCTTGGAGGTGGTGCATGTTGGTGGCCAGGCAAAGCGCGTTCAAAGATTCCATTGCAATCTTCTCGGCCACTTTGTTCGCGTTGCGAATGTTTAGACGATCAAAAATCTTGCGTCCCTTGTGCGGACCATCCATCACCTCGAAAGTGATCTGAAGATAGGCGCCGGTTTTCTTGGAGTTGTCCTTCATCTCTGACGCAATGGCCATTGAGAGGTACTTGCCCTTGGGTAAGAGCTCAAAGCTTGAGACGGCTTGAGTTGGGTCGGCTTGGAAGTTAAGTTGTGCCATGGTGTTTACTCCTTAAGTGGCGGTGGTTGAAATTGCTGTCGAAAAACTGTTCCACGCAAGCGGCATGCTGTCGGGCAGGCCGTAGCGGTTCTTAGCCAGGTATGCCGGCTTCTCGTTGGTGTAGAGCAGGCGCTCGCCGGTGCTGATACCGCGGCGCACTTCCTTGTTAAAGCCCACCTCGGTCTCTCGGGTAACGACTCGGTAGTTACAAAAGAGAACCGCGTCGCACCACTCCTGCACGATGGCAGAAGACCTGGCTTGGAGCTTGGGTTGATAGCGCTCATAGGGTTCTGTCTCGGGTGAGTCAAAGCGCTTGATCTCGGTGTGCGCGACCAAAACGACGGCCATGCCACGCTCATCGCGCAGGGCACTCAAGCCATCCAGAATCGTTCTCCAATAGTCGGCAGCGATGACAGCGCCTTTGCCGTAGGCCAAGTCTTTGGCGTCGTGCTTTTTGTTGATGTCGGCCCAGATCAGGTTGTCTAACCAATCGAGCGAATCGATCACGACTGAGCCAAACGAATGCTCATCTTGGTAGAGCGAGCCAATGGCGTCCATCACATCGGTGTAGGACGTGGCGAGCGGGAAGTGGTCGACTTCGAGCATGCCAAGGCCGTCTTCGGTGATGATAAAAATGGGGTTAGGTGCGCCAGCAGCGAAGGTAGTTTTGCCCAGCCCGTGAGGGCCGTAGAGCATGACGCGTGGGGCTTTGATGCCGCTTGAGCGTTTAATGGATTTGAGATCGATAGCCATGAGGTAGGTCCTTAGGTAGTTAAGCTTTGATAGAGACTGCGGTTTTTGCGGGGGTGACGGTGATGGCTGCAGAGAGCTGGGCCCAGATGGCTGGTTCATTGGCACGCAAGAATTTCGCGCCTGTCTCATCGAGTTTGGTCTCGACTTTCAAAGGGCGCAGACTCTCGGGCAGTGAGCTAGCAAGCTGGATCAGCAGGGCCACATCGGCTTTGTAGGTTTGTTTGGCGGTGATAGTCACCTTCATGCCGTTGGGCATTTCGTGGGTTTGAGAACCCTCTTCGCGCTGACCTAACAGTGCAATGAGTTGCTCTTCTAGAGCGACGCGATCTTTGTTCGCATGCGCTTCTATTTGTTTTGCTTTGATCAGGTCGCTGACCAATTGCTCAGGGGTTTTGACGACGCTCAAAGGGGATGTTCTGGTGTTCATGGGGTGCTCCTTAAAAATTAGTTGGTGTGAAAGAACTCATCGAAATCGACAAACTTATTGATGTCAAACCCATCGACCCAGTCGCCCATGCGTGGGCCGATCAACTCCCCTTTGTTGGTGACTGGGTAATAGACGGCGATGCAGTCTTGCTCGAGTAATTCGGCGAGATTAAAAATAGTTTTGTGATCTAAGTCAGTCGAATAGCTTTTGCCGGCAGTGACGCGGGCAAGCAAGAGCTGGTGCAACTCAAGTTCGCCGCTGTGATCGTTCTCGACCTGGGTATCAAAGCGGCGCGCTTCGACGTTGCCAAAGGTGAGGTGCAAGAAGTCAAGCGCTTCTTCAGCGCGCTTGGTGCAGTCGGCAATGCTGTTACGGGCATTGCGCACGTCTAGTCTGATGTTGAGTTCGATTTTCATAATGGCTTTTGGTTAGGTAGTTGAGGTGTTGATTGGGTTGGTGGTGAAGGTGGTGGAGCGAAGGGGCGCAGCGCTTGTTGAAAGATGGGGTGCAAGTTATTCATGAGCACCACCACTTCACGAGCAACGCGGCGATGCCGGCGCCCAAAACAATGGCAAGCACGACGTCAGCGATGGCTGAAGCAGAGCTGCGCAATTTGCGTTGCACTTCGCTTTCACGCTCTTCGCGTGTCAGTAGGCAGTGTTGGGTATATCTACACATGTTCAGATTACCTCATCATTACTGGCGTAAAAAGAGATGACATTACCCACGGTGTTACCGTGCGAATCGTTGATGTTGAGGGGTAAGTCGCCGGTGTCGCGCAGTTGCTGCGCAAGGGACTCAAGTATATTGGGCAGCTCGTCTGGATTGGTGAATACTTCCAGGTCGGTGCGGATGAAGAGGCGGGTAGTCACGGTATAAATCCTTTCGTAGTTGCATGGCGTCAGTTGCCATAAACGAAATATATCACCATGTTGAGATTAACTCAATAAATATTTGATATGAAAACCCTTAGAACGAAGGTTTTCAAATTGGGAAGAGTTAGCTAGGCTGTATCCAGAGAATTCTGGAGGCCCATTTGATTTCTTTATTCTCGAAGACTTGATCTTGGTTAGAGAAGTCGAGGAGGTTGTAGAGATCTTTTTTGTAGCCCTTGTGCACGACGGCAACGATCATGGAGCCATCGGTCATGGCCACCACGCAAGCTTTGTCTAGTGCCTGCTCTGGTGTGACGTTGACGCCGCTCACAAAATACAGCCAGCCATCGCGACTGGAATTGACGTTGCGCATTTGCAGCGCGTAAGAACCTAGCGGGGTGTCTGCTGGTGTGTGCACCATGTCGTGTGTGCCGGGGGGTAGCAGGGTGACCAGGCTTCCCTTGGTGATGTAGCCGGCCACGGGGACTTGTCCCATATCGTCGGTCACGTTGATACCGGCGCGACGCATGACTTCAGTGACGTTGACGTTTAAATATCCGGCTATTTCTTTGGCTTCGCTCATGCTCATATTACGTTTGCCGCGAAGCATGTAGCTCACTGAAGCGGGGTCCACGCCCATCATTTTTGCGAGCTGGCGCTGAGACAGTTTTAACTCTTTGAGTTTGTCTACAAACCACGAATGATCGATCAGGTTATTCACTAAATTTTCTATTTTAACTATCAGCTTTTGGCCCGAATCTTGCCGGGGGGGGGGGGGGGGGGT